ACTCATGCCTGCAAAGTCTCTGTCGTTATCGACTACCTCCTTGTTAAAGACATTCATCTCACGTGTACCAGGCAGCACATCTACTGCTGCGTTAATGTAGTGTACACCCTTGTGCTTCTCCAGGTTGTTGAGATACTCTGATATAGGTTCAACTACAACTCCTTTCCACCCCTCTTTGGCCAGGTCATTGAGTGAATCGAAATCACAACTACCTATTTCAATAAAGTATTTAGTATTCTTCATACAGCGTTTCTGATTCTGAGTAGTAATCCTCGGGCGCCATGTAAATCCATGGCTCAAGTATTGCATTGTGGTATGAGAATCCTTCACGGTCTAAGCCAGTGACTAAGACTGGTTTCTTCTCACGTCTGTACCAATCCGGGTGCCCTTCGAGCATATCTAATCGGTTGAGCGTAGGTTCATCCACGAGGTACACCTCTACCTTGACACGCTTGCCCGTGCCCTTCATGTCCACGAGGAAGGGTAGCCCAGATCCACGTACCACGAGCGGGTACTCATCCTCTGTGTATCCCTCTCCTACGAACACGGAGTCTGCTAAGAGCATGTGATTACCGTACCCTCTCTTGAGTGTACCATATACAGCGACTAAAATATCGTGCAGTTCTTCGCTATTATTTCCTCGTACCAAAAATCGACGTCCATCTTCTGCGTACTGCTGAAGACTGTCGTCCCTTTTCTCTTTAGTATCCATCGTTTCTTTCGTTTATTAAATTCAATTGAGTAGTTGGTCTTGACCTGTACGGGAGGCTTGTCGTCCCAAGGTCTGTTGCTTCCGTATGGTATGCGTTCTTCGCCTCTTTTGTGTGCCATTATTCTTTGGTGTATTCTTCAATCTCATCCTCAGTAAGTGGCTTTACCCACTGCTTGATTGCATACAAAGGCAATGCTTTGTATCCGTGAGGTTCTACTACAATGTCTTCCTCGTCGCAGTGTATTTGAAGGGCATCCTCTCCTACCGATGCTACTATCCATACTAATGTTCCTTCTTTCATTTCTCTTTGGTGTTAAAGGTTTCGTATTTCTGCGCTACTTCATTCCAAACTTGTAATAAGGCTTGTTGTACACTTGCACTTTCGGGGTAAGCAGTCTTGTTTTGTATTTCTTTAATTCTTTCTGTTGTCATTTCTCTTTGGTGTTAAAGGTTATAGGCTTTTATCTCATCTTCAGTTAATGGTTTTACCCATTCTTTATCTGCATACAAAGGCATTGCTTTATATCCGTGTGGCTCTACTACAATCTCATCATTGTCGCAGTTTGCTTGTAGTGCATCGTTTTCTACTGATGCTACTATCCATACTAATGTTCCTTCTTTCATCTCTCTTTGGTGTTAAAGGTTTCTAATTTGCGCCTATTATTATTGGTGTGCGCCTATTTTTATATGCTTAAAGTATCATTAATGTTACAAATAAGCAGATTGTAATCTGTTTATTGATACATTACACTCGTAAGGTTTTACATCTGGGATAGGTGCAGTTGTTATTGAGCGTACAACTCTCACCTTCTCTTTTGATGTACTTACATTTTTTTGAGAACTCATAATGTAATTCATATCCAAGTGCATTAGCATAACGCTCCATAGTTTTTAATGTAATGCTACCATCTTGCTCTCTGTCTTCAGCTTCCCTTACAGATTGTTTAGAAACATCCATTAAATCACCAACTTGTTTTAAGGACATATTTCTTTCAATCCTTAATCCTTTAAGTTTCTGCTTTGATGGGTCTATAGATGAAGCAGCAAGACCATAAAATGGTCGGAGGTCATCCTGCATATTAATACTTATATGCTCTTGAATGTGTGGGCAGTCAAAAAACCATTCCCCTCTGTGAGCGTGGTCTTTAAATAACTCGTGATATTTAGCCTCCAAATCTCTTTCTCCATCAATAATGAGTAGCACTTCTAAATTGGTGGGGTTAGCCGTTTGAAGTTGACTCAATCTCTTGAGTGGGCTTTCAGTAAATCCTATTTTTATAAATTCACCTTGTCTTATAAAATATACCATACACTTACCTTTATTCTATTACAACTTATTTTATACCCTTACTTTGTGTACCAGATTATACAATTTTACCCTTATTTTGTGACAATTTAAGGTTCATCGTTGTGAGCATTTGCGATTCGCGAATTACGATTTACGACTCATCCATCTAGCGTACATCTTCGCTGCCCACGCTCTGCGCTGTTGCTTATTAGGGTACAGCTTTCTCAACCTCGCATTTGCTATGCGTAGGAATTGTCTCATCTCATTCATCTCTCTTTCCTGTTAGATATTAATATAACAATCACTACGCTCAGTACAGAGCCATAGATCATCCAGAAGGGAGCGAGTACCCATACCCAATCCCAATCAATCACACCTGTGAGCTTTAGCACTATGAATGCTATCGTCAATAGTGTGAAGATGTCTAGCCTTAGCAGCTTCTTTAACTTGTCTCTCATTTGTCTTCCTTTCCTGTTAGGTATATCATATAGCCACTTACTAGGAGTGTCAATACAAATACTAGCCATTCAAATTGTATCATAATCTTCTCTCGTGTATTTGCTTCAACCATTGAACCTTCTCTGGTACATCTCCGTGTTCTAGGTGACAGGATCTACATACTGCCATTAGGTTCTCTATTCTGTCTTTGTCTTTAGCACCTCCTGATCCTCTGTTCTCTATGTGGTGTATGTCTACGGCTCTCGCTCCACAAACCTCACAAGGGATGAAGTCATCCAGCACATAGTCAAAGTACCGCATATAGATTTTAGTGTGCTTCTTCATTTGAACAACGGCTTTATCTTTTCGGCTATCGCCTGTACCACATCAGTAGTAACTGCGTTACCGCATTGCTTATAGCGTTGTGTGTTGCTCATCTTCTTTACCTCACCATCGTAGATGCCGTACTGGGTATGGTTATCGGGGAAGCCTTGTAGCCTCTCACACTCTATTGGAGTTAGCCTACGGATTTTTTGAACTTCGTTACGCTCAATAACATACGACCCTTGTGCCGTTGCGAGGTATCTTGCCGTGAGGGTTTGAGAGGATTGACTTTTCCATCCATCTCTATTGTTAATCTTTCCATTGTTCTCTCCGAGAGGAAAAACTCCTCGCCAATCTCCTCTGTACTTTGTAGAATATCCGACAAGGTATACTCGCTCTCTTTGTTGGGGAAGAAACCACGATGTATTAAGCAGTTGCCACTCAAGTCGATAGCCCCCAATGTTGGCAAACGCTTGGAGGATTGCCGCAAAATCTTCGCCAGAGTTGGAGCTGAAAGTTCCTTTAACATTCTCCCAGATAAATACTCTTGGTCTGCATTCCCCAATGAGACGAATTGCTTCAAGGATAAGGCTTGATCGTTCCCCTCCCATTCCTTTACGCTTTCCAGCAAGGCTGAAGTCTTGGCAAGGACTTCCAAAGGTGATAAGGTCGATGCTTGGGAGGTCTGTCCCTCGAACATCTGTAACTGATCCGACATATTCTGAATCTTTAAATTTGTGTTTGTATACTGCTATTGCGTGTTTGTCTACTTCCGAGAAGTAGCTCTTGACTTTATACCCAGCCTTCTCAAAGCCTAAGTGGAAGCCACCGATACCTGAGAACAGGTCTAATTGATTTATCTTTCTCATAGCGTATCTCTAATGATATAAGAGTCTAGGTCCTCACCCTTCACGAAGAAGTCCTTATAGACTTTGATGGCTCTGTTGAACTTCGCCTCACCTCTCTTGTAGAACTCCTCACTCACATCGTAGATACCAATGTCGCAGGATGCTTTGTCTAGGGCTATGAAGTACCAATCCTTGTACGACCTCTGGAAGAGGTTGCAGTAGATGTAGCATTGCATATCATAGCCGTACTTGTCTGCGCTGTATCGGAATGCCTTGAGGTCTGTCGTGGTCTTGATGTCAGCTAGGAAGCTGTCGTTCCAGATGTCTGCCTTACCTCTAAAGGGGAAGCCTCCTAGTATGTCTACCATAGGTATCTCTGTTTGGCTCTGCTTTAAGAAGTACTTAGCGTGTTCGTTTCTATGGAAGGCATCTGTGATGCGCTCTGCCTTATTCATATCCGTTCTAGTGATGCAAGTCTTGCTCGTTGAGTCTTGGGTCTCCTTGAACTTTTTAGTGTTCTTAGAAGCCACATCTACTACCTCGAATATGTCATAGAATCTCTCTGGCTCTAGGATCATAGTATGAATAACCCTACCCTGCAAGAGTGCTGGGCTGTTCTCCTTCTGACCATAGGTCTGTACATTGTGGAAGGTCTTAGGACTATCGAGTAGCATCTTGAGGCTACTAGAGGATAGTGCTAGTTTGTTTAATACTCCGTAGTAGAACTCATCATCTACTGCTTTGTCTATCAGCCATTGCTGATCGTAGTCTGTTCCGTCTAACATCAACATAGCTTAGGCTGTTATGCGTTCAACAAATGCAAAGACTACCATCATAGTGCTTATGCCGACTCCTGCGAGTACTGTAGTTACTGCCCAATAGAAGGCATTTTGTTTTTTAGTGTACTTTTTCATCTCTCTATTTTTTAAGATTATACCCAAATATAAACAAAAGATTTTTAATAACTACTTCTCCTCGTCCAGATTTTTTAACGCATTGACAATCTGAGCGAGTAAGTCCTCGACATCATCGAGCCTCTTGTTCGTGTTCCTGATCTGGTTTAGGGCAATACCTAGCCCTAGCCCCAAGAGTACGCCTATCACTTCTTGTCCCATTGCGCTAGGCATACTGCTACCCTCTGCATAGCATTGGGGTACTCTTCAATCATAATATGGTCGTGTACACAACGACTAAGGAATTTGTTTTTCTCCTCTTCTGGTTTCGGTGTTGGGATCGGCATACTTTAATATGTTATAAGATTTACATTGTTGAATGTCCTCTAGCCAGAGTCTAGAGATTACATCCTTTCTATCCTTGCGTTGGTATAGTTTTCTATCTGCCTCCTGCTTCGATACGAAGACAGGCTCTACAATCTCTTCAGCTAGTGTAGCCAATTCTGAACGCAGCACCATAGCAAACCCACCAACCTCTGGTAATTCAAAAGCAATCCAATCGGCTTTACCATACATCCAACCAGCATTACCTCTAACATTTTTAAACTCTACCCATATTGTGTGAGGATGGTTGCCACCCTTGACATCGACAGATACAGCCTCACGCTGTCCTCTGTTTACATAGTAGTCTATATGTAGGTTGATGTCCTCCTCTCTCGTAGACTTCTTTGTTGTATAGCCACGAGCTGCACAGGCTAGGACAAAGCGGTTCTCGCTTTTTGTTCCCTCCTTTCTAGAGTAGTTCCATCTTCCTTTATTTATCGTACTCATTCCTCGTCTAGTAGGAGCTGCAGTTCTCTCATCCATTGCATCCAGATCTTAGGATTGCAAGTACACGGCACATCAAACTTGTGTTTGAATACTCTAGCGTGTATAGTCGCTATGCGCTCTCTATCTTCATAGGGTAT